CTCTAGAGAAGTTGGAACTCGAATGAATCTCAAAAGAAATAAGTTGAGAGCAATGGGTCTTAAGATGGGATTTGATCCAAGTGAAGAAGTTGATGAAGAAGTACACCCTAACGTAGCAAGAAATGATGCTATTAATAAGGCAAATGCTATGAAGGCTGCAAAGGAGAGACAAGCAAAGAAACCTTCTCCTGATGTAATTGCTGCTAGAAAACGTCAGTACAGTGCAGGTAAACCAGGTGCTGCACCTTATACTGCTGCTGACAAAAAGAAAGTTATTGGATCTTATAAGGAACATCATGAGAAAGATGCTGATGGTAAAGTCATTGAACATCCAATAGAAGATGAGAAAAAACCAGTTGATGCTACACCATCTTCAGTAAATGAGGAAGGATATGATCATGCAAGAGATATGGGAATGGTAAAACCATCTAAGGATAAGAAAGATGCAAGTTCATACCCACCAAGTGAAGAAATGAAGAAATTACGCAAGGTAAACAAAGGTCCTTCTGCACTTGAACGTGTCAAAGCTAATATTAAAAAGAGGGGAGAAAAGATTATGAAGGTATAGGAGTAAAAAAACTGGCTATATATTACAGTAATTACTGTATTATTATGACTAAATTTTTACTACCTATTGCTATCAACGTTATTGACAAGGCAGTAGATAAGATCCCTGAGGATCTAGAAGGCAAAATCAAGGAGTTTATTATTGGACTTCTTAAGAAAGCTGCTGCTAAATCAGGCAACAAAGTAGACGATCAACTAGTAGAAGCACTAGAGAAAGCACTACTTAACAAGTAAAAGATTGAGACTTCCTCATCAGGGAGTCTCTTTTTGGTTTTTATAAATAATCTTAGAACAATTTTTTATCGGGTAAATCAATGGCACTATGGGGCAAATCAGATGATATTTTCTCTCCTGGTACTGTAAGCGTTAACTATGCAACCAAGGTTGTCACTGGTTCTGGCACATCATTCAGTGCTGCTTCTGTAGGAGATGTAATATCTATTGGCGTAGGAAACACTTTTGGTGAAGCAGTTATTTCTGCTATCGCATCACAAACATCGTGTTCTATCGCTAGTACTCAACATTTAAGTGGTGTTGCAATCGCAGCTACAAACTATACTATTTCACAAAAACCTAAGTCAACTCTTCATGACACTCATTGGGGTGCTGCTAACATCTATGGTGTAGATGAAGGTGAGGTTGGAGTTGCTAGAACTACTGCATACTCTGTTGCACACGGCGGTTGGGTTGGTCTTACAACTTACAACGACTGTGATGGTAACTTAAGAGTTAAGAGTGAAGTTTTAGTTGCAATGTCTGGTATTAGTACTGGATCTGCTGCATATGGTTCTGCTGGTGACGCTGCTGACGACACATTCTTTGGTGATGCATAATAGATGATTTATGAAATTTCATGAATTGAACGAGGATAACTACCTTTTATTTGCCATTAAATATTACGACAATCCCCAAGCTGTTACAAAGGAGGATTTTGACGAAGACTTAAAAAAATTTAAGTATGTTAAAAGACTCCTTAAACGGTATATGAATACGGGAGTGTTGAAGACACATTTAATCATAAACCATTTAATTGTCTTGTTTAATGTATTTGATGAGGCAACTATTCCATTGTTGTTTTATAAACTGGAACCAGAACTGTGGCCAAGTGTTACAAGTTTCTTGATGTTTTTGAAGAGGGTGCCTGAGTATCCACATTCTATACTTCATGATATTGCACCAGATGAGTATTGTTTAAACGAGTTACAGTTAATCTGATGGACAGAAGATTAGAAAAAATCATAAAATATTTTAGAGAGAATGCAATAGCAACAAGTGTTGCTACTGGTGCTGTTGCAGGTCTACCCCCAGATTCCCCACCCGTTCATAAAAAGAAAAAGAAGAAGGTGATGAAGAGATATTGAGATGGATAATACAGGTGTAAATGCAGCGATATTAGAAAGACTAGAGAAAGTCGTACAATCTTTACAAGAGAACTCTGTGAAGATGGGAGAACTTCTTGCGGTTCATAATGAGAAGTTAGATAAGCAAGATCAGATAGATGGTATCTTGTTTGAGAAGATAGATAACCTCAATAAGGATTTAAATAGAGAGACAGAAGCAATAAAAAAAGGATGTGAAAGAGATATTAGAATGGTAGATACTCGTTTAAGAGTCATAGAAAAGAAGATGTGGACAATTGCAGGTTCACTTACTATAATTATTTTTATGGTTTCTCCAGTCATACAAAAGGTTTTAAGAGGTACGTTGACACCACCGCCAACTTCGGGTATAATAAAGAACCAGTAATATTCTTGTAATGGATCTAGTTGATCGTAAATACGTCAATTTGATATCGTCTAGACTTCAAAAATTTAAACAAAAGAATCCTAACCTATACAACTTCCGTTGTCCCATATGTGGAGACTCACAGAAGAGGAAGAATGTTGCGAGAGGATATCTTTATTCTATAAAAAATAATGCCAATTACAAGTGCCATAACTGTGGTGCTAGTATGTCGTTTTCTAATTTCTTGAAAACGGTTGACCTAGGATTGCACAAGCAATTTGTGATGGAAAAATTTAAAGAAGGTAATACTGGCAAGGGAAGACATACTCCAAATCCAAAGTTTGAATTTGAGACACCAGTTTTTAAAACAGTTGCTGAAATTAATTTACCTCTCTGTTCAGAGGTTGATTCTGCAAAGGAATATCTTGAAAAAAGAAAATTAGATCCGTCAAAATTTTACTTTGCATATAAGTTTAAAGAGTTCTGTAATTCGTATAAAAAGACCTATGACACTATAGGTAGGGATGAACCTAGAATCATAATACCATTGTATCAAGATGGTAATTTGATAGGGTTTCAAGGCAGAGCAATTGAAAAAAAATCAGTGCCTAAATATCTTACCGTGATGATTAATGATAACGCACCAAAAATTTATGGACTTGACGAAATTGACAATAAACTCTCTGTTTACGTCACTGAAGGACCGTTTGATTCAACGTTCGTATCCAATTCAATTGCTATGTGTGGTGCAGACGCTGATGTTCGTAAGTGGGGTGTTAATGATCCTGTATGGATCTATGATAACGAGCCGCGCAACAATGAAATTGTTAAAAGAATCTCAACCACTATCGATAGAGGTGAAAGAGTTGTAATATGGCCAAACAATATTCATGAAAAGGACATAAATGATATGGTATTAGGTGGACATAATATCATGAGTGTGTTAGAATCGAACACACACACTGGTTTACAAGCAAAAATTAAATTTAACAACTGGAAAAAAGTATGAGTAACGGAACAAAGGTTAAAAAACGTGATGGACGTATTGAAAGCCTTAACCTAGAAAAAATGCATGTTATGGTTGAAGAAGCATGTGAGGGTATTGCAGGTGTGTCTGCAAGTCAAATAGAGATACAATCAGGTATACAGTTCTATGATGGTATTACTACCTCAGAGATACAAGAAATATTAATCCGTTCAGCAAGTGACTTAATTAGTTTAGATAATCCAAACTACCAATACGTTGCAGCAAGACTTCTTCTCTTCTCTTTAAGGAAGAGTTTGTATGGTGGTCATAAAGAACTTCCTAATCTTGAGCAACACATTAACACTTGTCAACAAAAGGGAGTATATCATCCTGATTTGTTACTAGATTATACTTTAGATGAGATTGAAGAACTAGATAGTTATATTGATCATGACCGTGACCACTTATTTACTTACGCTGGTTTGCGTCAGGTAGTTGATAAGTATTTGGTTCAAGACAGAAGTAGTGGTGCATTATATGAAACTCCACAGTTCATGTATATGCTAATTGCTATTACTATCTTTTCAAACTACAAAGAAAATAGATTAGATTACATAAAGAGGTACTACGATGCCATTTCCAAACACAAGATCAACATACCAACTCCCATCATGGCAGGAGTTCGTACCCCGCTCCGACAGTTTGCGAGTTGTGTTCTGGTTGATGTTGACGACACCTTGGATAGTATTTTTAGTTCTGATATGGCCATCGGTCGCTATGTCGCTCAAAGGGCTGGTATTGGTATCAACGCAGGTAAAATCAGGGGCATCAACAGTAAAATCAGGGGCGGAGAAGTTCAACACACAGGTGTTGTCCCGTTCCTCAAAAAGTTTGAAGCGACTGTCAGATGTTGCACTCAAAATGGCATCCGTGGTGGATCAGCGACTGTCCACTTCCCAATCTGGCACCAAGAAATAGAAGATATACTTGTCTTAAAAAACAACAAAGGAACCCAAGATAACAGAGTTCGTAAGTTAGATTATAGTATTCAACTCAGTAAACTTTTTTACGAAAGATTCTGTGAAGATGGTGACATAACTTTGTTTAGTCCTCATGATGTACCAGGTCTTTATGAAGCATTTGGTACTCCTAGATTTGATAGTCTATATGTTCGTTATGAAAATAAACCTGGTATTAAAAGGAAGACTATTTCTGCTCAGAAACTTATTTTAGACCTTCTTAAGGAGAGAGCAGAGACTGGTAGAATCTATATCATGAACATTGACCATTGTAATTCTCACTCTTCCTTTACGGATAAAGTGACGATGAGTAACTTGTGTCAAGAGATCACACTACCTACCAAACCACTAAATCACATTGATACTGAAGATGGTGAAATTGCCCTCTGTATTCTTTCTGCTATCAACGTTGGTAAGATTAATCGTTTGGATGAATTAGAGTCTCTCTGTGACCTTGCTGTACGTGGACTGGAAGAGTTGATTGATTATCAGGACTATCCAATTGCAGCAGCACAGAATAGTACTTTGAATCGTCGTTCTTTGGGTATAGGTTATATTGGATTCGCTCATTACCTTGCGAAGAATGGTGCTAAGTATGATTCTCAAGAAGCATTGACTCTTACTCATGACCTGACTGAAGCATTCCAATACTACTTACTTAAGTCTTCTAATGAGATTGCAAAGGAAAAAAGTGCATGTAAATACTTCCGATTTACTAAGTATGCTACTGGAATTCTTCCTATCGATACATATAAGAAGGACGTAGACGAACTAGTAGAACCAAAGTACAAATATGATTGGGAATCTCTTAGAGCATCTATCGTGGAACACGGGCTCAGGCACAGCACGTTGTCCGCACAGATGCCTTCGGAGAGCAGTTCCGTTGTGTCAAATGCCACAAATGGAATTGAACCACCTAGAGATTACTTGTCCATTAAAAAATCAAAGAAAGGACCTCTTAAGCAGATTGTTCCGTCTTATGGATCTTTGAAAAATAACTACACACTCTTGTGGGATATGCCTTCCAACGAAGGATATATCAAAGTTATTGCTATTATGCAAAAGTTCTTTGATCAGGCGATTAGTGGTAACTGGAGTTACAATCCAGAGAACTACCCAGATAATGAAGTTCCTGTTTCTCAAATGGCACAGGATCTATTAACTACATATAAGTACGGTTGGAAAACCAGTTACTATCAAAATACTCACGATATGAAAAGTGATGAGGTTGTTGATGTTCCACAGAAATCAACCACCGAATTAGAACATCTTTTAAACAGTTTAGAACAAGCCGAGGAGGGAGAGTGTGAATCCTGTTCAGTTTAAGTTAACAGAGAAAATGGAAACCCCAATAAAGGGGATGACGGTATTTAATACCGAACAAGTAGATACTAAAAAACAACCAATGTTCTTTGGAAAACCATTGGGCATTCAACGTTATGATAGTTATAAGTACCCAGTATTTGATAGGATCACTACACAACAGTTAGGATATTTCTGGAGACCTGAAGAGGTTTCTTTACAGAAAGATCGTGGTGATTATCAAACTCTTTATCCAGAACAAAAACATATCTATACTTCTAACCTGAAGTACCAGATCATGCTTGACTCTGTACAGGGTCGTGGTCCTGGCATGGCATTCATACCATACTGTTCCTTACCAGAACTAGAGGCATGTATGGAAGTCTGGGGTTTCATGGAGATGATCCATAGTCGCTCCTACACATACATTATTAAAAATGTGTACGCTAATCCTAGTGAAGTATTTGACAAAATCCTAGATAATGATAGAATACTTGAACGATCTGCAACGGTCACTCATTCCTATGATGACTTTATTAATTCTGCTCAAGAGTATGGAACTTCAGCAGCATGGAGACATGCTCAGGAAGGTGCAGGTCACTTCAAACAAGAGAGATACGAGTTAAAAAGGAAACTATATAGAGCAATTGCCAATGTAAATATCCTGGAGGGTATCAGATTTTATGTATCGTTTGCTTGCTCGTTTGCGTTTGGCGAACTCAAACTTATGGAAGGATCGGCAAAGATTATCTCTCTTATCGCCAGAGATGAAAATATCCATCTTGTCATTACTCAAAACATCCTCAACAAGTGGAAAGAAGGGGACGACCCTGAAATGAAACAGATTGCCCAAGAGGAAGAGGAATGGGTAATCTCTATGTTTGATGCAGCAGTTAATGAAGAAAAGCGTTGGGCAGACTATCTGTTCAAAGATGGATCTATGATCGGTTTAAATGACAAATTATTGCAACAGTATATCGAGTGGATTGCTAATCGCCGTATGAGAGCAATTGGTATCAAACCACAATACGATATTGCTGCTAGAAATAATCCTCTACCATGGACACAACATTGGATCTCATCAAAAGGATTACAAGTTGCTCCTCAAGAGACTGAAGTTGAGAACTACCTAGTTGGTGGTATCAAACAAGACGTCAAAAAAGACACATTCTCAGGATTTTCGCTATGACAAAACCACTTTACGACGATTCTAACTGGAGAGAAGAGTACAAATCTTTCACCAGTAATAAAAGATACCTTGAATTACTTGAGAACGGACCTAAGAGTCTTTCTCAAGCATGGTTATTGGGTGCATTACATAATGAATGGAAGAAAATGAAAGGATATTCAGATAATTATTCAGAAAATGAAGGTCAATTACAATCATCATTGAAAGAATTTTTTGCAAGTCAAAAAGATCAAGGTATATGATTAAATGGTTGAAGGAGGAGTTTACGAAAACCCCTGGTTATATGAGGGTAAACCTTTCACTTCTGATGATATTGGCGACTTCTTCGGTTTTGTCTACAGGATTACAAATACAAAGAACGGTAAGCAATACATCGGAAGAAAGTACTTCGTACAGAAACGAAAACCTAAAGGAGGCAAGCGACGTCTTACGTCAGAGTCTGACTGGAAGCGGTATTACGGAAGCTCTGACGAACTTAAATCAGACGTTAAAGAATACGGTAGAGATAATTTCCGAAGAGAAATCATATCCCTCCACGCAACCCTTGGAAAAGTAAACTACGAAGAGACAAGACAACTGTTTCTTAATGATGTCCTGACAGAATCACTTGACGATGGGACACCAAAGTATTACAATAGCAACATCCTAGGACGTTACATGAAAAAAGATTATGGTAATTTTGAATGAAACATTTTGACAGAGTATTGACAGATAAATTACTTCAAGACATTCGTATGGAGGTGTCTGAAACACATAATGAGGAAGCATGGAAAGGTAGTTTTGCTTGGCCAAGTGAATTGACAAAAGGTTACTTCTCAAATTGTTTATCAAGAACTATTGTTGGAGAAATGAAAGAAAGAATTTTAAAAGAGATTCAATTATTTCTACCAGAATGTAAAGTATACTATTTACAATACTATATTTGGCAACAACTTTCTGGTATTGCTGTTCATGATGATCATGATAAAGTATTTGGTGCAACAATATATCTAAATGATACATGGGTACCTGAGAATGGTGGTATTTTTCTATATAAAGAGAAGGAATCTTCAGGATCTGCACATGAGTGGTCTGCTTTATTACCAAATTGTAATACAATGGTTTTGAATGATAATCATGAATCACATATGGTAACACCACTGTCACCTTATTCAACTGATTTTAGGTATACTATTCAGATCTGGGGAACAAACGAGGAGGAGCATGAACGTTAAACTATGGTATTCTAAGAGTATGAAGAAGTGGAGATGGGATTTGGTAGATGAAAAATTAGATTCTGCATCAGGACAAAACACAGAACTTAGAGATAGTTTAAACGAAATTGAAAAAATGATACAACATATGCAAAGTTGACAAAGTTAGGAAACCCTGATACAATAAATATTAGAAATTCCATTTTCCTATGCGTTACGTTCTCTTTGATGAGCATTTTAATGAACAAGGTACTTTTAATTCTGTTCAAGAGTTAAGAAATTTCTTGTGTGATAGGAAGTATGATATAAGTTGTGATGCAGATTTGTCATGTACATTTGATTACATCAAACATATTAAGTGGCACTTTGATATTAAACAAGACTAAGGAGGATTATGTCAGGAGATTTTTATTCACATACTGATAGAAAATACGACGAAATAATAGAAAGATTAGAAGCACTTGAAAAGAAATTGGATCTTGATAAGCGATCCCTATATAATGAAACAGCAAAAAGAGATGAAAAAACCTTGGGGAATGTATGAAGTTCTACTTATTGAACCTGAATATAAAGTAAAAAGAATTACTTTAAATCCCAATCAACAGTTCTCATTGCAATATCACAATCATCGTTGGGAAGATTGGGTTATTGTTCAGGGATCTGGTGTTGTTTATACTTCTGGATATGCAAAACCTTGTCGTGTTGGTGATCGATTTAACATCCCACCAAAAAATATACACAGGGCAACTGCTGGAGATGACGGGTTAGTATTCATAGAAGTTCAAAGAGGAAAGTGTGAAGAAGAAGATATAGTGCGTCTTGAAGATGATTATGGTAGAATAGAAGAGAAACCAAAAAGAAAACCATTTGAATCTGTAACAGCATGAACTTATTAAGTGATTATATAAAAGAGTATGTTGCATTTACAAAAGATGAATGTGATTTAATCATTGAATTTTATGAAGACAATTTAGAATACGTTAGTGCTTCTCAGGTTTATTCTGCTCAAAATCATGCTACACTACACTCAGTTGATATAAATGGCAGAAAGTCTAATCAACTACATATACCTTTTGATGCTCCAATTGATGGTTTAATTGAACAAAAAATCAATCAATATTTTGCTCAATATCATTGGGACATTGGTAAAATGTTTGATGATGAATGGCAAAAAAATCAAGATAAAGATATGCCAGGTTATAGACATTTAGATGTTCCAACAAATTTACTTGAAAACTTTGTATATGAAGATGAGGGATATACTATTGTAAAGTATGATGCTGATGATGGTTTTTTTGAATGGCACTTTGATCGATTGGATGATGATAGAAAAAGTAGACAAAGAGCTTTCAGTTGTCTAATATATCTTAATGATGAATTTGAAGAAGGAGAAACTGATTTCTATTGGCACAAAATAGTACCTAAAACAGGGAAGATTGCATTTTTCCCATCAGGTCATCATTGGCAACATAAAGGAAGACAACCAAAAAATGGGTGTAAGTATGTTATTACAACTTGGTTGCACCAAGCAATTAAAGATGGTAAAGCAGATCTTCCTGATGGTGCTGACTACCAAGCATATATTAACCAATTCCAAAAATGATTTTAGTTACAGGTGCTGCTGGTTTTATAGGCAGTAATTTTTTACATTACATTCACAAGAAAACTGATGATGAGATTGTCATTGTAGACAATCTTACTTACGCATCTGATATTAAATATATTGATAAACTGGTCGATAATACAAGAGTCAAGTTTATTGAGATTGATATTGCTGATGAACAAGCGGTTGATGAATTATTTGTTTCATATAAACCTAACATAGTCTTTCATTTTGCTGCAGAAAGTCATGTAGATAATTCTATTAAAAACTATCGACCATTTATTCAGGCAAATATTTTAGGTACAATTAATTTATTGAATGCTAGTAGAGATGTTGTAGACAAGTTCCATCATATCTCTACTGATGAAGTATTTGGATCACTTGAATATGATGACCCAAATATATTCACAGAAGAAACCCTATACAACCCTAGAAATCCATACTCTGCTAGTAAAGCAGCATCAGATTATTTTGTTAAAGCATGGCATAACACTTATGGAGTTCCATATCTCATAACAAACTGTTCTAATAACTACGGACCTAGACAACATCCTGAGAAACTGATTCCTCTTACCATAACAAATGCTATTAATGATAGAACTACCTACATGCATGGCGGTGGAGATCAGATCAGAGATTGGTTATATGTCAAAGACCATTGTGAAGCAATCTGGATGTTATATGAACAAGGTATCATGAATGATACATTTAATATTGGTGGTTCATGTGAGAAGAAAAATATTGATGTTGTAAAAGATATATTAGATATCCTAGGTAAGCCTCATGATCTTATTGGTGTTACTGCTGATCGACCTGGTCATGATAAACGCTATGCCATGGATCATTCTAAACTTACTAATGCAATAGGTTGGAAACCTGGTGACAAATGGTTAGAAAATATTAACTCTACAATACAATGGTATTTGTCTCGCTATTATACTACGATCAATGTGCCACTTTAAAGACTGGATCTATTGACTTATCACTAAGTTAATCCTATAATTATTATAGAAACAAACAAATTAATGATTGAAGTATTATGCCAGAACGATCCATACAGGTATATAAAAATGCCTGATCTCTTAGAGAATGGACATCCAGACTATCGTATTCAAAAGTGGAACAACCACAATGGATATAGGGATATGTACTGGTGTGATAATTTCATGCAAATGAAAACTGCAATTGAAGACTTTGAGTATACTAAATGGTTAGATCCTGCAGGTGTTCCTTGCTACGTAAAGGATCATGTCACAGCAGAATCTTAAAATTAATTACATAAGCACTACAAATAACCCTGACAATATTGATTTACTTGTCAGGGAATATAATAGTGTTGATAAAACCCAAAAATATAATCAGTGCCCTGTTTTTAAACACAAGAAGAATAGAACCTTTGTTGGATATTCTCCTATAGATTTTAAACTAGGATTTGATAATGGTGCTATGTGGACAACTGATGAGGATTTGATAAAGGATATTAATGTAGTTGATCCCCACGTTATTGCGGAAAGGAAAGTAAATGCTGACAATCCTAGTGAATTAGTTTTTCAATTAGACATTTGTAACTTTGCTTTTTGGACAGATGAACCTGATGTTTGGATGGATTATAGTTCTCATCCATTAACTTCTTTGCAAAACAATTATACTGTTGTTGAAGGATGGTTTAATTTATCTAATTGGAGTAGAGAAACTAGTTTAGCAACTAAAATAGTTGACAGAACTAAACCACTTGTTATTAAAAAAGGTGACCCTTTATTCAGAGTAACTTTTTTATCTCCTGATTTAAATAGAGGAGTTTTCTTAAAAGAAAGAAAAGGTAAATTATCTGAAGTACAATTTGCATTATCTGAATCTAAAAATTATGAGGAAGGAAACAAATTGTTTTCTAAAACACCGAACAAATGTCCATTTCCTTTTCTTAAATTTCTATCTAAATAAGGGTGGGTTTACAAGACCCCCTTTTTTGTGTATACTATTAACATAAGTAATTTCAAGCAATGAGCGAATACAAGAAAACCGCACTGGTATTAGGTGCAGGTGGTTTTATTGGCAGTCATATGGTAAAGAGACTGCGTAAAGAAGGTTACTGGGTTAGAGGTGTAGACCTTAAGTACCCAGAATTTTCTGATACAGAAGCAAATGAATTTGTTTGTGGAGATCTTCGTAGTACTGCATTCGTAAATTCTATTCTTGAGTTCAAAGGAGAACAAGGTAATTATTATAACTCAGTTCCTTATCAATACATCTTACCATTTGATGAGATATACCAGTTTGCTGCTGACATGGGTGGTGCAGGTTTTGTATTCACTGGAGAGAATGATGCAGAGATTATGCATAACTCTGTTACTATTAACCTAAATGTACTTGAAGGTGTCCGTAAATTAAACGAAACCTTTGATGGTATAGTAAAATCCTATACTGTTTGTAATCGCCCTAAGTTGGATCAACCAACTAAGATTTTCTATTCTGGTTCTGCTTGCATGTATCCAGAGTATAACCAACTAGACCCTAACAACCCTGATTGCCGTGAAGAATCCGCTTACCCTGCTGCCCCAGATTCCGAATATGGATGGGAAAAACTTTTCTCAGAGAGGTTATATCTCGCTTATAATCGTAACCACGGTATTCCTATTAGGATTGCTCGTTACCATAACATCTTCGGACCAGAAGGAACGTGGGATGGAGGAAGAGAAAAGGCACCAGCAGCAATCTGTCGCAAAGTTGCTCTCCTCCCGATCACGGGTGGATCAATCGAGGTGTGGGGAGACGGCTTACAGACTCGTTCCTTCTTGTACATTGATGAATGCATCGAAGCAACTTGGAGATTAATGAACTCTGATTTCTTAGGACCTGTGAATATAGGTTCAGAGGAAATGGTTACAATTAATCAGTTAGTTGAAACTGCTGCAAAAGTTTCTGATAAGGTAGTTCAAAGAACACATAATTTAGATGCACCCCTTGGTGTCCGTGGTCGTAACTCAAACAATGATCTTGTAAGAGAGAAGTTGGGATGGGATTATGAGCAGACCTTAGAAGAAGGTATCCGTAAGACATATGAATGGATCTCAGAACAAATTAAGTTAGATGTAGATATGAGAGTAGGAGCAGGTAATACTGCTGCAATAGAAGAAGAAATAAAATTAGCAGAATCATTATTTGGAGGTTGATTTGAGTTTATCTGTGTATGGTGCGACTGGATATATCGGTCGCACTTTTTGTAATATGTTTCCTGAAAAATCCCGTCCCATTGATAGAGGACAGAGGACTCCAATGGACAGGGACATTCTATATTTTATTAGTACAACACATAATTATCATGTGTTTAAAGAAATTACAGAGGATGTAAAGAGTAACCTTTTGGTTCTCACTGAAGTTCTTGATCGAGTTGTAGAAGTTAGAGATCGTAGATTTGACAATCATGAAGACATTACGTTTAATTTTATTAGTTCTTGGTTTGTATATGGTGATGCAAATAGTAATCCAGTTTCCGAGGACGGACAATGTGATCCAAGAGGGTTCTACTCCATTACAAAAAGAGCAGCAGAACAACTAATCATTTCTTTTTGTGAAACCTTTGGAGTTAAGTATAGAATTCTTAGGTTATGTAATGTTCTAGGTGATAATGACCGTGATGCATCACTACAGAAAAATGCAATCACACAGATGATTGCACATATGAGAGATGGTCAACCAATTAGACTGTACAATGAAGGAACAGATATTAGAGATATCTTACATGTACAAGATGTTTGTAGAGCAATTGATCTGGTGATTACTAAAGGAGAGAAAAACCAGATTTATAATATTGGAAGTGGACAACCTACTAAGGTTGGTGATATAATTGACAAAGCAAAAGAACTTTTAAACTCTTCCTCTGAAATAGTTTCTGTACCATCTCCTAAGTTTCACTCTGTTGTTCAGACAAAAGACTTTTGGATGGATACTACTAAACTAAAATCTCTTGGTTTTGAACCAAAGATTTCTCTTGATGATTTGATTAAACAACTATGCAAGATCTGATTAAAAATTTTATTTCTACGGCTAAGGAACGTGACCTAGACCTCTTCCCATATCTTGCCAATAAGAAATCATTTGATCCTACAAAAGATACTGTTTATTATAGTGGTCCTTATTGGGATGATAAAGAACCAACTACGATTATTGAATCTATACTGAAAGGTAAGTGGTTACCTGCTGGTGAGAAAGTCAACACGTTTGAACGTGAGTTTTCCAAGATGTTTGGTTTTGATAAGTCTATCATGGTAAACTCTGGTAGTTCTGCTAATCTTGTGATGCTTGCTGCACTTAAGAAGTATTATAATTGGCAAGATGGTGATGAGATTATTGTATGTTGTTGTGGATTTGCAACTACCATTGCACCCATTATTCAAAACAATCTAAAACCTGTCTTTGTTGATATTGATTGGAAAGATCTTAACTGGGACATAGAACAGATTTCATCCAAAATTACTGAAAGAACCAGAGCAGTATTTTCTTCACCAGTTCTAGGTAACTCTTATGATCTTGAATGGTTACTTGACATTTGTGAGACAAACCAACTTCAGTTGATTTCTGATAACTGTGATTCTCTTGGAAGTACTTACAAAGGTAACTTCTTGACATCATGTTCTGTTGCAGCATCTTGTTCTTTCTATCCTGCTCACCATATTTGTACTATGGAAGGTGGTATGGTTTCTTCTAACATCCCTGATATTGTTGATCTTGCCCGTAGTTTTGCATGGTGGGGTCGTGGTTGTTGGTGTGTTGGTTCCCAGAATAAACTTCCTAATGGTGTATGTGGTAAACGATTTGATAATTGGTTAGGTGATGAGATTGGTACTGTAGATCATAAGTATGTGTTTGGTGTTGCTGGTTACAATTTAAAACCACTTGATCTACAAGGTGCAGTTGGTTCTGTTCAACTCAGGAAGTTTGATGAGATCCATAATAAGCGTAGAATAAACAAAGCAACCTTAGATAGTATCTTTGAGAAAGTTGATGGTCTCCGTATTGTTAATGAACTAGAAGAAGCAGAGACTAGTTGGTTTGGTGTTCCTATTATTTGTAGAGATAAGAAACAAAAGACAGCACTAGTTAAACATCTGGAAGATAATAGAGTTCAAACTAGAAATTATTTTGCTGGTAATATTCTTCAGCATCCTGGTTATCGTCACCTTGGCGATGCATCTAAATATCCAAAAGCAAATCAAGTATTAGACAAGGTATTCTTTGTGGGTTGTTCTCCTACAATTACTGAGGAGATGATTGATTATGTTGATCAAGTAGTTAAGAATTTTAACAATGAATAGAATAACAATACTTGGATCTTCAGGACAAATAGGTGCATATCTGACACAATATCTTACAGAGAAAGGATATCTTGTAAGAGAGTTTGATATTGCAAATGGTCAACATGAAGATATGACACACATTCCAAATCCATTTTTAAGAAATTTAATTATGGATTCTGATTTTGTTTTCTTTCTTGCTTTTGATGTAGGTGGATCACATTATCTCAAGAAGTATCAACATACTTTTAAGTTTATAGATAACAACACTCGAATGATGGCAAATGCATTTGGATATTTGAGTGAATATAAAAAACCATTTGTATTTGCATCATCTCAAATGAGTAATATGTCTTACTCTCCCTATGGTGTGATGAAAAGAGTTGGTGAACTTTATACCAAGTCTCTTGGTGGGTTGATTGTTAAGTTCTGGAATGTATATGGAATTGAAAAGGACATGGAGAAAGCACATGTCATTACGGATTTCATCCATAAGGGGTTTGAAACTGGTGTCATAAATATGATGACGGACGGAACAGAACAAAGGGAATTTTTATATGCTGAAGATTGTTGCGAAGCACTTGAGCAAGTTATGTTGGAGTATAGTGAGTTCACTTCTGATAGTGAGCTTCATATTACTTCTTTTCGCTCTACAACTATACTGGAAATTGCGAAAATCATACAAGGTATATTCAAAGCCGAAGGCAAGACTGTCTCGGTTGAGAAAGCACAAACGAAGGACGAAGTGCAAAAAGATCTTCGTAATGAAGCAAACCCATTTATTAGAAAATGGTGGAAAGCAAAAACATCCATTGAGGATGGAATAGAAAAAGTATTTGAGGAGATTAAAAAAAATTATGAATGAAGATTATGGTTGGACAATCAACTCCAATAACAATGAAAAATACAATGCTGCTTGTCTAAAAGCAGCGGAAGATGACGAAGCATTTTCTACATTTAAAATTGATCCTGACTACACTAAAATCCTTGAGGGTGGACCTAGAGAGGTAGCTGATTATTACTATAGTAAAATCATGACTCACCCTCTCTATAATATTTGGAAAGATAACGTAGATAAGTTCTTAGTAAATGAATCTTATTGCAGACCTAAACAGTATGAATTTGAATTTGGTAAGTGCTCTTCTGCCACATTAAAAAATTCATATAACATGTTAGATGTTATGAATTTTATTGGGTCTAACTCTAGTGTTCAGACTATCGTAGAAATTGGTGGAGGATATGGTGGTGTTGCTTGTATGCTTCATGAATTATCAGATAATTTTGAGAAGTATATTTTGATCGATACTCCTGAAGCATGTAAGTTGGCAGATAGGTACTTGAAAGAAATTGGAAAGAGTGCTAAAATTATAACATTACCTTGCACTGAAGTTGAAAATTATGACTTTGGTGATAGAATTGATTTGACTATCGCAGTCAACTCTCTATCTGAATGTGACCTAAAAACTCAATTGATGTATGTGAATAAAGTGATCACGCAATCACAATACACTTACATTGTTAGGAACATTGACTCTGAAGAAAACGCATTCAAACATAAAGAATGTGTACGTGCTTTAGATGATACCTTCTTGGTAGATGATAGTGAGAAGATTGAAGAGAAGTGGAGTCAAAACCGTGTTGTTTATGTCAAAAAAGATGAAAATGGATAGCAAAACCAAACTGGTATTTGCACTTGAACATATCGCACACTTGCATGATTTATTTGAAGACAACCAGTTTGAAAAATACTTGCAAGATGCAGTATATACACTTGAGTATGAATGCGAAAGACAACTGAAATTAGAACTGGAGAAGAAACATGAAGAAATCTGAACTAGTGCATTGGAGATTACAGGCAATTTTGCGTGAGGATTCCTATAGTGATCTCTCATACTTAGGTGTTAGGAAAGATAGTATTGGTATTCCACAGCACTGGTATAAAATCGGTGATCATGAAGTACCATGTGATTCAATTGAAAGTTTGGAGAGTGTTGAAGAATGAAAAAGGTTCGTAAAGTATTTGATTGTTTTAATTTATCTCATGAACCAATCAAACTCTTACTTTTAAGACTTAGAACTCATTATGATCATGTAGATCATTTCTGTATCAATGAGAATGCCATTACTTACAGTGGTGTTGAAAGGGAATGGATGTTACCCAAGTATGAAAAGGAACTTGAACCATACATGGATAAGATCATCTATCGTCAGATTGATATTAGAGAAAGAAATTTAGATTGGTCTACGTTTAAACAAGATTATCATAGTAATAGAGATGAAGAAGATAAAAGAACTTGGCCAGTTCGTTGGCAACGTTCAATGTATGGTAGAGATTGTTTGATTGAATCACCTTTAGAACATGCTAGTGATGATGACATTATTATTCAGAGTGATCTTGATGAAATTATCCTTCCTGAAGCACTAGCAGATATTCAAGAATGGTTTACTGATGACAAAGCAATGTACACTGGTCATCAAAAGTTTTTCATGTGTCATGTTAATCGATTGATGTATGAACATGGTGAACCTGTTGAGAAGTGGAGAGGTCCTCAGTTCTGCACTCTTGCATATATGAAAGCATTTGGTGGATTCAATACTTGTCGTAATACTGGTAAAGGTCCTGATCATGTTAAAGAATATCTTATTGATGGTTGTGGTTGGCACTTTAGTTTCCTTGGTGGTAATGATAAAATCAAAGAGAAACTACAGGGTTATGGTCACCAAGAACATAATAATGACATGGTGAAAGATAACCTTGAGGAGAATATTAAAAACAACAAAGATATTCTTGGAAGAGGTTATTACGATTATAAAATCGTTCCTTTTGATCCCGAAGAGTACCCTAGGGAACTAGTATTAAACCAAGAATTCTACGAGGAGTTTATCTATGCTGACAACTGAAATTTATAGAGGATCTGGAATTGGTAATCAATTGTGGAACTATGTTGTAACTCGATTAATTGCTGAAGCAAATGGATATGAGTTTGGTATCCAATGTCCAGAACGTTGGAAGGGTGCTAAGTTTATGCCTGTAGATCTTGGTAAAGAAATCACTGGTGGATCTGGTCCTGAAGGAGGACCTCCTACTTCTTTACCTAAAGGAATCGAAAGATACTATGCAGAACTTAAGATTCCTCATCCTAAGAATGGTTGGAATATGGGATTTGTTGATCCTGGACTTCTATGTGTTGCTGACAATACTAAAATTGAAGGTACGATGCAGAAGATGTCATACATCAATGAGCATCGTAGTAAGATTAAAGAATGGTTGGCATATGATCAACCTTATATCACTGACGAGGAGTGTTGTATTATTCAGTTTCGTGGTGGTGATTATCTAACTGGTGCATCTGTACTTCCTCCAGAATATTATTCTATGGCAATGGATAATATGAGAGACATTTGTGGTAATTATAATCTAAAATTTTATGTTGTTACTGATGATCCTGGTGCTGCAAAGAAGTTTATTCCTGATGCTGAAGTAATTGGATCTGCTATTGCTGAAGAGAAAGATGAATTACAAGGTAGTATTGGTTGGTACAAGTATCCTGGCGGTCCTATTGGAATTGATTACTCTATTCTAAACAATGCAAAGTATGTGATTATGAGTGCATCTACTTTTTGTTTTTGGCCAGTCTGGTTGAACGATGTTGCAAATGTTATTATCTCTCCTAAGTATTGGTTTGATTGGAATAGATCTGATGGATGGTGGAGACCTGATGATTCAATCGTTGATAACTGGACGTATATGGATAGAGAAGGTAACCTTTTCAAAGGTGATGAATGTAGAATAGAATATCAAGAGTATAAAAAGAAGAGTCCATATTATGCTTGATCTAAAAGATGTAACGTTAGTAGCACTAACTAATATGCGTATGGAAGGGCACATAGCTGCTCTGAAAGCAAGTATTAAAAACATCAACTTTGGTGATGTAAAACTAATTAGTGAAAAGGATAAAGTCCCCTCAGATCTACCTACTGAGATCAACTTTGAGGAGATGATTTATCCTATTCGTAGTATTGATGATTATAGTTTTTACATGATCTATAATATTGGACAGCATATTGAAACAACCCACATGTTAATTATTCAAGATCATGGGTTTGTTGTTAATCCAAGTGCATGGACTGATGATTTCCTAGAGTATGATTACATTGGTGCACCATGGGCATGGTCTGAGAATGCTTACATCGATCCCTTTGGTAATCACCAGAGAGTTGGAAATGGTGGAGTTTCTCTCCGCAGTAAAAAACTAATGGATGTTCCTAATAAAGTTGTCATCCCATGGGATGTAAACCAAGGAGATTTCTATAAACACATGAACGCTGGTTTGTTTAATGAAGATGGAAACATCTGTGTTCATAACAAACATCTATATGAGGAACAAGGATGTAAATATGCTCCCGTAGAAGTTGCAGCAAAGTTCTCATATGAAAGAGACCTTCCAGAGAACAAAGGACTAACTCCCTTCGTATTTCATTATTCATTACCCCCTTCATTACGATGAACAAAGTTATTATTTGGGCACATAAACTTCATACCTCAACTCATAGTTACGTTCAGAATGGATACTATAGAGCATTCAAGAAACTTGGTTGGGAAACTCATTGGGTTGATACTTCTGATGTTGATAGTATAGATGTATCAAACTCTGTAATTTTTGTAGAGGATTCGGTGAAGAGAGGTATGCCAATCAGAAAAGATTGTAAGTATATTACACACCATCTTCCCACTCAAGAGTTGGTTGATCAAGGTATTCCATATGAGAATATTATAAAACTTGGTAATTATCTTCCTCAAGAAGAGATCCATGAGAAGGTTGCCGATCTTACTTATTGGGACGAATCTACAAGATCAATTTATCAATGTTGGGGAACTGATCTTCTACCAGATGAAATTAATACTGATGATTATGTTGAATTCATACCTACCAGAAAGAAAGTAAATTATGTTGCAATGCTCTATGAACAAGGACCATGGTGGGCACAAGAGTTCGCAAACATTATGAATGAAAAGCACCAAGTTCAGTTTGATGTTTATACTCAGAATGCATCTGATGAAGAGAATAGGAACTTAATTAGATCTTCGTTTTTATGTCCTGACTTTAGAAGTGATTGGCACTTGCAATGTGGATACATTCCGTGTAGAATGTTTAAGAATATTAGTTATGGTAGAATTACTGGTACTAATTCTCCACTGGTGAAAAGAGCATTAGGAGATCATATTGTGTTTGGTGGTACACCTCATACTTTGTATGAAAACCTTTTAAATGCAGAGGTAAATAGAACAGTTGACATGAAGGCAGCAATGACTTATGTTAAAGAAAACCATACCTTCATCAATCGTGTAAACAATCTCCTGAAATTCTTATGATAGGTTTTAATCATATTGGTCGGCATGGACGACTTGGCAATCAAATGTTTCAGTATGCTGCCTTGAGAGGTATTGCTAATAAACATGGATATGAATTTACTATCCCTAATAGCGAATTTAAAGATGAGTGGCATGATCATCAATTATTTGAAGCATTTACTCTTCCTAATTTAAAATCAAAAACATTTATTCCTGGTACATATTATCAAGAGCAACAGTTTCATTATGATCAAAAGTATGTTGATGAATGCCCAGACAATGTAAACTTGTTTGGTTATTTTCAAACTCATAAGTATTTCTCTGGCATTGAAGACAGTATCCGTCAAGACTTCACATTTAAAAAAGATGTTCTTGAACCTTGTAAAGAAATGATGGAAGATTTTGATGAGATTATTTCACTTCATGTTCGTAGAACTGACTATGTTGAGAAGGCAGTTGATCATCCACCATGTTCAATGGAGTATTATGAGAAAGCACTATCAAAGTTTGATGCTAAAATACCTGTACTTGTTTTCTCTGATGAACCTGAGTGGTGTATGAAAGAAAAACTTTTCTCAGGTAATAGATTTATGGTTTCTGAATCAGGTGATAATTTAATTGATATGTGTTTGATGACTATGTGTACACACCACATCATTGCTAATAGTTCCTTCAGTTGGTGGGGTGCTTTCTTATCTAAGAGTGAACAGATTATTGCACCTAATAGATGGTTTGGAACTGAAGGATATACAGCAGCAAATAATACGCAAGACATTATACCCGATACTTGGATAAAATTATGAGAGTTTCTATTTGTATTCCTACCCATGAGGCAGGTGGTAACGGACATGAATATTTGAATGAATTGTTAGGAACAATTAAGGGTCAGTCCTATCAAGATTTTGAAGTCATTGTATCTGATCATAGTAAAAACAATGATATCATGACTGTATGTGAGGCATATTCTGATGCCATTGAGATTAGATATGTTCGCAACTTCTATGGAAGAGGTAGAATCTCTCCTAACATCAACGTAGCATTATCACTTGCTTCAGGAGATATCACCAAGATTATGTTTATGGATGATTTCTTCTATTCTAATCTTGCTCTAGAAACTATTGTCAATGCCATGTCAGATGGAACACAATGGGCAGCATGTGGTTACAACCACACTAAGAATACTAGAGAATACTTTAGAGAGAGGACACCTAAATGGGCAAAGTATCAACTAGAAGGAAACAACCTGATTGGTAACCCATCTGTCATTACATTCAGAACAGAGATTACTGAATTTTTTGATGATAATGTAGACTTGTTTATGGATACTGATTTCTACCAACGTCTTTATTCTTCGTTTGGTTTACCAAAGATTATTGATAAGACTATTGTTTCTATAAGAGAGCATGACGATAGAGTAAGTGCCAATACAAAATATGATGGTCAGTTTTCAAATCCAGAGGATGGAACTTCTTGGTTAATTAATAAAGAAGAAATTGAATACCTTTGGCATAAGTATGGTAAACCAGATGAAAGATAATTTAAAAGATGTAACCTTTATTGTTCCCGTTAGGATTGAATCTGATGATAGACTTAGGAATGTTATTACAACTCTGTGTTATCTTAACACACTATTTGATACTAACTTTATTATTCATGAGCATCATAATGAATCCATCTTCTTCAGTACAGCTCTTCCACAAATTGAAGAATACTGTGAAGGTGATATTGAAAATATAACTCACTCCTTTTTTAAAACTGATGAACCATTGTTTCATAGACAAAAGGTTCTCAATGATATGCTAATGGAGGTAGAGACTTCTGTTGTTGTAAATTATGATACAGATATTTTACTTCCTAAAACCTCCTATCAAGAAGCATATAAATTAATTAGGGAAGGTGCTGATCTTGTGTATCCATATGCAAGAGGAACTGCTCAACAAAGAGTAAACGCAACTGATGAAGTCGTCTCTAATTTCTTAAATAATAATTTCGATTTCAGAACCTTGATCAATGTATCTACTCCTTATGACGCACAATATGGATTTTGTCAATTCTTTAATACTAAGTCTTACATTGAGGGTGGTATGGAAAATGAAAACTTCAGAGCATATGCACCAGAAGATGTTGAAAGATACCACAGATTCAAAAAGTTAGGGTATAATGTAGAGAGGTGTGGTAATACAGTATACCACTTAGAACATTCCCGAACTGAAAACTCTTGGTTCAATAACCCACACATGGATCATAATAATAAGGAATGGGAAAAGACCCAAAGATTTGATAGACACCAACTAAAAGAATACATTACTAATCTTCCATACTATGTTTCAAGAACTTCCACCACCAGTAATTAAAAATAAATCAGTAGAAAAACTAAGAGGATTTGGTCCTATCTACTGTATCAATCTTGACGGTCAACCAGAGAGATGGGAATATATGCAATCTCAATTTAAAGATTGGGAACTTACTGATGTAACCAGAATTTCTGCATATGATGGTAGAGATGATGACCTTAGTGATGTGATCACTGGTAGGTATCCTGAGATGATGACCTCTGGTGAAATTGGATGTGTTACTTCTCACCTTAAAGCAATCAAGACTTGGTTAGAAACATCTGATAGTGAGTATGCAATCATGATGGAAGATGATTGTGATATGAGTATTGTAAGATCTTGGAGATTTAATTGGAAACATGTTATATCTAAGTTACCTTATGACTGGGACATTTTCCAGATGGCAATTATTAGTACTACAACTATTCATGCTAGACTTCATGAAAGATTTGTAAATGATTTCTCTACTGCCTGTTATGCTATTCGTAGATCCCATGCAGAGAAACTCATGCGTTTTCATGAAAGACGTAATGGTAAATGGAAACTTGATAGTGGAGTCAAACCACGTCCAGTTGCTGATGACTTACTTTATAATCCTGGTAAATCTTATGCTATGCCATTGATGCTTTATCATATTCCTTTGGGTTCTTCTATTCACCCAGAGCATGTTGATGTTTTCCATCGTAGTAGTTACATGGGTATTAAGAACTTTTGGGATAGTCAAGCACCTCAGTTAGATGAAGGTACTTTAAATGGTTTATTTGATTATGACCCATACTTAGGAAGGGTAGCACCATCTTCAGACAAAGACCCAGAACCTGTAGGTAAAGAAGAAGATGTAGAGGAAGTTGAACTTGATAAATAAAGGAGCATTAACATATAACTATGGCAGATACTAAAGTGGAAAAACCTAAAGGTCCTATTGGTAAACTCAAGGACGCAATGGATGACAAGGAAGAGCAACTTGCTATTCTTAGTACGTTTGTACGATTAGGTATTTTGATCTGGTCTGGTGGCATATTAACATTAAACTATGTTACAATACCAGGATGGGAACAAGACAAAATTGATCCAACTTTCATAGCTTCAGTGTTTACGGGGGTTACAGCTACTTTCGGAGTCCAAGCTGGGGGTAAGAAGAAGAGTTCTAATCCTGATGCTGCACAGATATCTAAAAAAGATATGGAAGCATTAATTGAAAAGGCATCTCAATCAGCACCAACTCAAACTATCAAATTAGAAGTTCCTGCAGTAAAAATTAGTTCTTAAAACATGAATAACATTGGATTGGAAGTTGTCTTCTGGACAACTTTATCTATTTACTTATTAGCAAAGGTAGGTGTATTTAAAAAATGATTTTACCAGGTTCTACTGTTAAAGTTACTGATGAAAACTCAATCTACAGAGGATATGTTGGGTGTGTTCAGAGAATACAAGGTAAGTTAGCAGCAGTTTTAATGGATAGTCATACTCCTTGGGATAAAATGATTACTTTTAAACTCTCTGAACTTTCAGAACAAACCGAAGGTTTCCTATACTATCCACCTAAAAAGAAAAAATGACTGTAGTTCACTCTGTGAATATTATGGTACTAATTTTGGTAATATCAGTTACAATTGTTATAGCCTATATAATGAAGCATGCTTATGAGGAAATGAACGATGCAAAAACTGATTAATGGGATCGCTATTGCAAGTGGTATTGTATCTCTCACCGTTATTGGTCTTGGTGGTTACGTATTCATACGCAAGGATGCGATTATCGATAGCGTCAAATCAAAAATTACAGAAGCAGCGTTAGGATCTGTTACTGGATCTCTTCCAGATATGATGCCTGATGCGACTGGTCCTGCTTTACCAGTAGCACCATTCTAGGAGGTTATTATGAAATTAGATATTAAATGGATATCAATTGGAGTGGTTGGTAGTTTATTTGCAGTATCTCATCTTGGTATGATAGGATATATTGCAAGTAGAAAAGAAACAACCAAGTTACCAAGTTTGGATATACCTGTAGGTCCTTACACATCATATAAGGCAAGTGTAACAGACGATAGTTATGTTATTCAATATCAAGGAAACGATCCTAAGACAGCATTTATTACTAAGGATATTAAAGAGAAAGGTGGTTTCTTAGGACTAGCAAATGAAACTACCCAGATTACTGAAGAGTACTTCATGGATGGTCAGACAAACCAAGGAGGTCCTGTATCAAATCATAGATCTTGGATTGACATGCCACCTGGTTTGACAGGTGCACAGGCAAAAACAATAAGTGATGCCCGAAAAAGCGAAGCATGTATCAAAGCAATCGGAAGTGCAGAAGGTACAGGTCGTCTTGTTGGTACAAGCATTGGTGCGGCAGCTGCTCCTTCTCTCAGTAGTATCCCCTTTGTTGGTTGGGTCGCTGCTGGTTGGGTGGCAATGTTTGGTGGTAATCAGGGAGCTGATATAGGTGGTGGTATGGCGGAGGATATGTCTAAAGACTGTTAATGGAAATAAAAGAGATTAATATTAGAGGTGTCGGTATACCTGAGATCCCTATTGTGAATCCATATGTTGCTACACCATCAATTCCATGGGCACCACCTGTAACAATACACATTGGAAAACCAATAGTTGATATGCCAGGTTGTGTGGAAGCACACCCAGAAGACAAAGGTAAAAGTCCCTCTCTTCCTAAGGAAGATCCTGAAGGGACTGTTACTTTATGTGATGGTCAGTATCCATCTTATGATGCGATGGACTATACACCAGAGCAATTAGTAATACAAAGAGACGTTCCACCACCAGAAGTTGAACCCCCACCAGAAGTTGACCCACCACCAATACCTGATACTGGTGATGTAGGTGGTGAAACACCATGTCCTGCTCCCAATCAACCACGAGTGGGTGACTTAACACAGGATGGTAGTGAGAAAGTAATAGGTCATGAACTACAGGGTACTACCTGTGTGGTATTGTATGAAGATACTACAGCAGCCGAGAAATACCTTCCCTCTACAAATCAGGTCAGCACTACGGCGGCAATAGCTGTGGTCGCAACGGCAGCTGCCGCTGCAACACCATTATTATTGAGAGTAATAAAACCTGTTATTAAAAAACTTACTACAACAGTACAAAAGAAATTGGGTAAGAAAGTTACTCCACCTACCCGTGCAGAAATAAAAACTAATGAATATCGTGCGAAGAAAGGTTTACCACCTATAAAGAAAAAATAATTATTTACCGTATCCTATTGATACTTCTTTTAAAACACTTGCATCATTACTAACCTTAGGTGGTGGAGTAATCTTAGGTATGCTATGTGCATGTGGAGCTATATTATTTACATTCTGTACAACAACATCAGCACATACACTGTAATATGGTGACTTTGGATGGAATGATATACCAGCTTTTAATAATTCTCCACAGTTCTTTAATCTTGCAATCTCAAAATCTAATCTCTTATTAGCAACTTGTTGGTTTTGTAATGCTATTTGTGTTGCAACTGCATCTTTACATTGCTGTTGTAGTTCTTTGTCTAATGGTGTACTCCATGTCATAGAGAAACCCATACTTAAACTATAATTATCTTTCTGTCCAGTTCTTGTGGGAACATGATAGAGGATGTCACCTGGATTGTCTGGTGCACCATCATCATCTAAGTCACGCATGTCGTACACTGGCGAATTATAATATCCCTCATACGGTTTTGTCCATGATCCATTCCCAGTTACGAAGGGCGTAAAATTTCTGGTAGGTCCTTGACATGATATACCATTACCATAAGTGTTAGTTATATACGGTCCTTGTAAAACTTGTATTGCCTGGTTGGTCACTGAGCCTGAAGAATTCGCGATCGGCGATGCAGTCGCACTTACCCCGCCAATGCCCTCAGCAAAAGCATTAACAGGATGAAGACCAATACAGATTCCACTTATTGCGAGAAGATGCTTGTAGTGTCTGTAACGCTTGTTACCTCTGTTACCCTTTGGATGATCGTGTGATTTTGTAAACCAGGACCTGAATACGTTTCTGTAAACTGAAACGCGTTTCCTGGTGTTGTCTGTGTGAAGGTTGGTTTGTTTGTTATTCCCGTCCATGATGATGTCACGCCATTAATAGTTACATTGTTAGTACCAGTGGTAGGCGATAGGTTACCAGTCGCTGTTACCCCTGATCCCGTCGAGGTATATTGATACCCCGTAGAATAGTCCATCGAATTTATAGTCTCAGTCACTGTCGAAGTAGTCTCAGTATGAGACGTCATCGAGCCTTGGGTGAAATTTGGCACCACAGGCACTGCTATGACTGGGTTTATGCCACCCATAGCAACAACTAAAAGGAATAACTTAAGTCTATTCCTCATAGTTTATTAGTCGATTACGGTAATTTCCGTCACAAATTGTCCTGTAGCCACAGTACCTGCGCCACCAGCTGTTACCGTGATTCCACCATCTTGTCCAACAGTACCTGCTAAGTCGCCAGCAGTACCAGCTGCATAAGAGGTCATTGAACCGAAGTTACTTACAGCACCAGTGCTTGGAGCAGAAGTTGGCAAAGCATCACCTTGAGTGAATGAAGTACTAAATGAGAACGCTTCCCCATTAGTCGCTGATAATTGGTTAGCAGCTATGGTACCTGGACCATAGATTCCACTAGCAATTGTTCCACCAGTCACCACACCTGAAGTAGTACCATCTGTAGTTGCAATGTTAGTACCAGAAATAGCGTAACTATTTCCGACTCTAGATGCAGTAGTAGCAGCTGCGTCCACGGTAAGTTGTACACTGGATGCATGTTTAGTCACAAGTCCACCAGCATTGGCTACACCTGCAGTCATCAAAAGCATCATAAAGGGCAATAATTTTCTCATGAGTAATTTTACTAAAATTTTCCCTATTGATATATAGGTGCTTTTATATTTGGTAATTCTGACAATATATTTGACAAAACTTTATATTTGCTATATAATTATGTTACGTTTCTTAACAAAACTTAAATGACTGTTACAACTGAATCAGGTGGAAGACAGAACATGTATCCCACTGAACCACAACCTTATATCGACGAAAGCATTTCGTACGAGTCTTATGCAAAAAATGCAGAGAAAATCAACGGTAGATGGGCAATGGTCGGATTAGTTGCAGGTTTTATATCCTATGCAACAACAGGAAACTTCTTCTTCGGCGGAATCTTAGGATTCTAAAGATGAAATTTCAATCTCAATTTACAATTACAAATTTAACACAAAATAGGTACACTATCATGACTCCAGAAGCAGAAAGATTTAACGGATGGGCAGCAATGCTAGGTTTCGTTGCAGCAGTTGGCGCATATGTTACAACTGGACAAATCATTCCAGGTATTTTTTAATGCAACACATTCTATTCACAACTTTAGTCACAGCTTACATCGTATCAGGTGTAGGATCAGTGGCATTTGCATAAACAAAATTTTAAAAACTAATGTATCCATCAAACAAAAAAGAAGTTGAAGCACAAAAAATTGTTGCTGAACAACTTAACGGTAGGTTTGCAATGCTCGGTATCATTGCAGCGTTAGGTGCATACCTAACAACAGGTCAAATCATTCCAGGTTTCGTATAATGAAACATTGGATATTTGCAGAAAAATTAAATGGTAGACTAGCAATGATAGGTCTAGTCGCAGCAGTAGTTAATTATGGTTTCACTGGTTGGATCGCTCCAGGCATATTTTAATATGGCAGAGTACGAAATTGCTACACAATCCTTTCCAATCTGGAAAGCAATACTATGGTGTTTCTATCCCGTAGGTGCACTAGTCGCTATCGAATATTTTTTACGTTCATTAGATAATGATGACGACGATGATAATGGCGGAGGTATGGCAATTCCCGCTTACAACCCTATATAAGATAGTAAAGAATTAAACAGATGGCAATTGAAATAGGAAGTACAATTCCCTTCACAGCAAAAGTAGGAGTCAATGGTGGTGGCAACTCATATCTAATTAATGATGAAGCTTTCCCCAGTTATGAAATATATGAATGTGATAATATGTTTCGTAACAAGAGAGTAGTTCTCTTTGCACTTCCTGGTGCATTTACACCTGTATGTTCTGCTCAACAACTCCCTGATTTTGAATCAAAGTTCGCTGAACTAACTGCTGCTGGTGTAGAAGATGTTTATTGTATTAGTGTAAATGATCCATATGTCGTTGGTTCTTGGGAAACTTTACTGGAGATACAGAACGTAAAACTGATTGCTGATGTAGATGGAACAATAACAGAATCTTTAGGAATGATGGTTGATAAGTCAAATTTAGGTATGGGTAAACGTTCTTGGCGATATGCTGCTGTAATTAACAATGGTGTAGTCGAACAAGTTTTTGAGGAACCTGGAATGGTTGATAACTGCGAAACTGACCCATATATCGCAAGCACTCCAAGTGCAGTTCTACTTTGGTTAAAAAGTTCTTCATGAATTATTATCACGCTTTA